GCGTGTATTACGTTAAATCAGTGGCCGGTGGTTGGCAAAGTCCACCTAGGCCAGAAGACGGCTTCTGGAGCGGCGAAATGCGTAGAGTTGGACGAGAGGGATACGTTTATCCGGCGTACAGATTGAGCTTTGAGGAGTTTATTGCCCGCTACAAGGGTGGCAAGCTCGCGGCTTACAAAAAGGCACTGGAGCATTACTTAACCTTTGGTTTGGACATGCAACGCGAGACGCGCGTGGGAGCTTTTGTTAAGCAGTCCGAGAGGTTAGCGCGGGGAAAGGCCCCCCGATTGATTCGTCCTTTCGGAATTGTTTTCAATTTAGTCTTCGGTACATATGTGTACCCCCTCGAGAAATGTCTGTACGGTGCTATAGACAAGTTGTATAATTCCCCGACTGTAACTAAGGGCATGAATTGCCAGGAAGTTGCAGCGGCTCTGGTCCGCAAATGGGCCATGTTCGGTGATCCGGTGTGTTTAATCACTGATATGTCCAGATTCGACCAGCACTGTTCTGCTGAGTCTTTGCGTTGGTGTAAGTGGATGTGTATCCGCGCGTTGCGTAAGTCGGGTGCGGACATTAAAGAGTTCGACCGGCTTTTTGAAGCGACCATAAACACGCGAGGACAAGTGCTGTGTGACAACGGCATCGTTTCTTACTTAGTGGAAGGTACTCTTAATTCGGGGTTGAGTTCCACAAGTCTGTGTGGGGTCACTATTGTGTGTTTCCTGTTGCGGAGTTACTGTTTGTCTGTTGGAGTTAGACATCAGTTAATCTCTGCCGGTGATGACACCAACATCATCATTGAGCGCAAAGATTTGCACCTCATGGATGGTCTTAGCGCTTGGTGTTTGCGCGGTGGCTACACAGTAAAGGTAGATGGCGTTGTCGACGAGTTGGAGAGAGTTGATTTTTGCCAGATGCGTCCCATATTTGATGGTGAGACCTGGCTTATGGTCCGTAATCCACGGGTTGTTACCACGAAGGATTTGCTCACTGACAAGAAGTTCGCTAGTATGGAGCAGTTGCGCAGTCATATGAAAGCTATCGCAGATTGCGGAATAGCATTATCTGGTGGAGTACCAGTTATGCAGAGCTTTTATTGTATGTTACATCGCAGCGCCCGAGGAGCGCGAGCTACTGGGTTAGAGCGAAATGGATTTTACTACCTCTCCCGTGGAATGGACAGGAAAGTTGCTGAGGTTGGAGACGTCGCTCGTATTTCGTTTTACAAAGCATTTGGCATCAATGTTTGGCGCCAAAAGACTTTGGAACGTATGTACGACCGTATGTGGGTAGACACCGACTCCAAATCCTGCACCTCGTCTGGAATAGAAAGATCTACAGACTTAGCTTTTTCAACAATTTTACATCATGCCTTCGAGGAAGAAAACTAATGGACCTAAACCTTCGTCCAAGAAAAAGAAGGGTAATAAGCCGCAGAGGGCTAACAATAGAGGGGGTCGGGGACGCGGTCCTCTGGCCCCTTATATCGCAATGTTGCGGGATCCATGCATGGCCCCGTTAGTTAGGGGGTTTTATGGCCGAGGGAGTGGCTATGGTTTGAGGTTGCATACCTCCGTTGGGGCAGACGCGCCGTCACCTGCGTTGGCGTTTACGTCAGGTTTCGTTCTGTGGAGTCCAAATTACCATTGTATTGGGGGATCGACCACCGCTGGTGCGACGACCGCTGCTTACAACCTGTTGATTGGTTGCGGCGGGTCGTCTAGCGTGGCAATCCCACTTTTGGGCTACACGAATGGTGGTGCAGTAGCTCCAATGTCATATGCACCTCCCGATCCGGCCTATGCCTTTTTGAGTTCCGGCACACCGCAGGATGCGCGTTGTGTCGGGGCCTGTGTACGTCTAGGTTTTGAGCAACCGGTGTCCAATATGCAGGGACGCCTTGCCTACCTAGATTTGCCACAAAATATTCTTGATGAGGCCATCACACTAGGTGGTGGTACAATTACAGTGGACGCGCTATTCAACTTATCGACTAAGGTAGTACGCGCTGATATGGCACAGCATGAGGTACGTTGGCGACCGACGGATGGGGATGACACCTTCCGCTATGTCGCTACATACCCGGGAGCAGCAACCGATGATTCGGCTGTTAAAGTGTCCGCAGGAACTTTTACGCTCCCTGGCGTTAAGTATGGCTCGTTTGAGAACCGCTGGATTGGGTTCGCTTACTACGGGTTATCTAGCACCAATGCTTATCAGACTAGGTTAGATTTATATAAGAATATTGAGTGGCGTCCACGTGCTGGACTTAGCATGGCGCTTCCGATTGAAACTCCCACGAGTGCTGTTCCACCTTTTAAGGAGGCCGAAAGTCTCCTGCAGAAGGCTTTTGGTGAATGGCAATTCGCGGATGTTGTTGACATGGGAGCAGCCGTGGCTAAGAAAGTGGTGGAGTACGCTTATTTAGGAAATTCGGCCAGCAAATACCCGTCACTTATGGCGATGTAAGTCCTAGGGCTTATGGAGAGCCGTGCGGTGCTCTCCTTATCACCACACACACCACATCCGAGCCGCTGCTATCGCCGCTGCCACTTGTTGCCCCCCGAGGCCGCCGTTGCTATAATGCATATTCGGGGGGGTGTCTCTTCAGGTGGCGATGGTCATTAGGGGCGTCGTGTGTAGTGCGCCATCAGCCGCAAGTAGCGATAACGCTACACCCCTTGCAAGTGTGGTTGCAGGGAAAAGCGCGTTGGACGCGTACTAGTGGGCAGGTGTTGCCTACATGCACAACTAGAAATTTATCATACCGCAATGTATGATAGTGGGGTAGTTGTGTAATTCGAATCTAATATGCCTTCGGGCCCCC